ATTACCGTAATACAGGTGCTGCAAGGTGGCAACGTAGAGAGCGATACGGTAATAACTGGCGTCGCTTATGACATTACCCCTAATTCTTTTAATACTACTTTTACCACCGCGCAACCGTTCGCGAGTGGGTTCGTGCTAGACTCTCTAGTAGATGGCCTACTAGATGAGGACTCGCTCGCTTACTAAGGAGATATAAATGGCTGCAGGTTTAGGATTTAAGACCTTTACTACAGGTGAGGTTTTAACAGCCGCGGACGTCAACGGCTATTTAATGCAAGGCGTATTAGTTTTTGCAAGTGAGGCTGCTAGAAACTCTGCTATTACTAGCCCACAAGAAGGGCAGTTTGCATACACTAAAGATAATAACAGCCTATGGTATTACACAGGTAGCGCGTGGGCAGCTAGTGGCGCAACAGGTGATATAGAGGGCATAACTACAGGTACAGACTCAGGTTTATCAGGCGGCGTTACTAGCGGTACAGCTGTACTACGCTTAAAATTAGAGTTTGATGCAGAAACAGGCACTACTTATACTTTAGTAGCAGGTAATCTTAATCAGCTAGTAACACTTAACAATGCAAGCGCAATAACGCTAACTGTGCCGCCATCTGTATTTAGCGCAGGTGATGTAATAAATATAGCTCAGATCGGCGCAGGCCAAGTAACTTTATCGCAGGGCGCAGGCGTAACAATTAACTCAACAGGTGCAACAGCAACAGCTCCTAAACTTCGCGCAAGATACAGCGCAGCTTCTATCATCTGCACCGCCTCAAATACTTTTTTAGTTGTTGGAGATATTGCTTAATGAATATCTTGGGCATTATCGCCAGTTCTAAGTTTGGAGATGCTGGAGACTTTGAGTCTATTGCTACTGTAACTGTTGGTAGCGGTGGTGCTGCAAGCGCAGAATTTACTTCTATTCCTGCAACTTATAGTCATTTACAACTACGTGTTTTATCTAGAAGTAGTCGTAGCGATGGCGGCGATTACCTCAAAACTCAATTTAATTCAGATACAGGCTCTAATTATTCTTGGCACAGATTAACAGGTGATGGCAGCACAGTAGAGGCTGCTGCTGGAGCAAGTGCTAGTCAAATTATTTTGCAAAGAATGGCTAGTGACTATTTGAGTGCTAGTATTTTTAGTTTACATATCATAGATATTTTAGATTATGCTAATACTAATAAATATAAAACAGTCAGATGTTTAGCAGGTGTAGATAATAATAGTACTGATGGCAGAGTAGATTTTTCTTCTGGTAATTGGCGAAATACTAATGCGATTACAAGCATCCAATTAGGAATGTCCACCGCTACTAACTTCAAGCAATACTCCCAATTCGCCCTCTACGGAATACGGAGCGCATAATGCCTATAACTTATGAACCGATAGCAACAAATACGCTGAGCAGCGCTGCTTCATCTGTAACTTTTTCTAGCATAAGCGGTAGTTATACTGATTTGGTTTTGGTTAGTAATGGTAAAATGACTGGTGGTGGTGGAGTAAATAATAAAATAACTTTTAATAGTGATACTGCCAGTAACTATTCTCGCACTTATGTTTATGGCGATGGAAGCACCGCTCTTTCAGGGCGCGATAGTTCGCAAAATAATTTAGGTTTTATTTATTGGAGCAGCACAAATCCTAGCAATACTATTGTGCAAATTATGAATTATTCTAATGCGACAACATATAAAACTGCTTCAGCAAGAACAAGTGAAGATGGTGTAGCAGCAGCCTATGTCGGTTTATGGCGTAGCACAAGTGCTATAACAAGCATAACTATTACTAGAGGCTCAACAAATGATTTTGCATCAGGCTCAACTTTCACCCTCTACGGAATTAAGGCGGCATAATGGCTAACACATATGAGGCAATAGCCACAGTAACTGTAACTGGCGCAACGGCGGCTAATATGGAATTCACCAGTATCCCTGCTACTTATACTGATTTGTTAATTTTAAGTAGTGTGCGTTTTGATATATCGGGTGATAATGGTTTTTATTTTCAGTTCAATAATGATACTGGAAATAACTACGCTCGTCTTTATTTATATGGCGATGGTTCATCTACATCAAGTGCCGCTGCAACTTCGCAGGCTAGAGTGCCAATAGGAATCGGCGCTCGCTCTACTGCTACGGCTTCTACCTTTAGTAATTCTTCTGGTTATATCCCAAACTATACTGGCTCAAATTACAAATCGGTTTCAGTAGATGCTGTAAATGAAAATAACGCTACTGCGGCAGATGCAATGTTTTGGGCTAGTATTTGGAATAGTAGTAGTGCAATAACATCTATAAAATTATTTCCAAGTTCAGGCAATATAGTTCAATACTCCACCGCCACCTTATACGGAATCAAGAAAAACTAAGAAAGGTAAACAATGCCAACCAAACTAATCGTAGACTGCTCAACTGGAGTAACTACTGAGGTAGAACTTACTGCCGAGGAAGTTGCTCAGCGCGAGGCAGATGCAGCAGCCTTTGCAGAAATCAAGGCAGCAGAGGAAGCAGCAGCACAGGCTAAGGCAGATGCTAAGGCAAGTGCTCAGGCCAAACTTGCAGCACTCGGTCTAACCGCAGACGAGATCGCAGCACTAAGCTAACGTATGGAAAAAAGCGCTAACGGCTGGCCTGCATCTGCAGATCCTGAAGCGATTAACATAATTCGTAAGCGCGTCCCTGGTACAGATCTAAAGCTACGTGTAGCTAAACCTGTAGCGCCTTTACTAATTGGTTTTGCTGCAGAATTTCATAAGCTAGTCGAGCCTATAGATGAAAGTAAAACCCTGGACGACTGGGGCTATTGCTATCGCAAGGTCAGAGGATCTAATACCGTAGTCTCTAATCACAGTAGCGGTACAGCTATAGATCTAAATGCTACTCAACATCCTTTAGCGGCTGTAGGTACTTTTAACGAGGAGCAAGTAAGGGTAATTAACCGTTTATGCCGTAAGTATGGTCTAAGATGGGGCGGTAATTATCGTAACCGTAAGGATGAGATGCATTTTGAGATAGCTCTAAATGCAGTGCAAGTCGAGACCTTGATAAGAGGTTTAGAAATGGAGACCGATGAAGGCGAACCAGAAAAAACAGATCAAGACAGCGCAAGAGGTGGCGGCTTCCTGGGCTCGCGCCGCGCTTAGCGCAGCTTTAGCTTATTACTTAGCTACTGGCGACGTAACGATAAAAGGTTTAACTAGCGCTGCGGCAGCTGCCGTATTACCGCCTCTTATGCGGTATCTAAATCCTAAGGATTCTTTAGGACGTGGATAGTCTTTTAATTCAGCTAGGCGTTATAGCGGCTGCGACCATATCAGGGGTAGCCGCTATATTCGCCTCACGTGCAGAAAAGAATAGCCGCCCAGTCTCTAACGGTTTTGCTGAGGAAGTGTTAGGCGATTTACGTGAGCTAAGGCGTATGCTTTTCACACATCTTAAAGACCACGATCGAGAGGGACAAAATGCAAAAAAGTGTATTCATTGTACCAACCAGGGGAAGGCCACAAAACGCAAAAAGGCTTCTTAAAGCCTGGAAAGATACTAAAGCTGTAGCAGACTTATATTTTGTTTGCGATATAGACGACTGGTCGTTACGCGATTATCAAGCGATAGACGACATAAATATAATAACTAATCACATAACCGCCGCTGGTATGGCTCAGCCTCTTAATATGGCTGCGATGCTTTTACTAGACGATACTAAATACGATCGGTATAGCTATTTTGGATTTTTAGGCGATGATCACTTACCACGTACTGATTTCTGGGATTACCTATTAACATTACAGATACCAGGTAATAGACAAGGAATAGCCTACGGTAACGATTTACTGCAAGGAGCTAATCTACCTACTGCCTGTTTAATGACCAGAGGCATCGTAGAAAACCTTAAAGGTATGTGTCAGCCTAAAGCTAAACATTTATATCTAGATAATTTTTGGAAAAAACTAGGACAAGATATTAACGGCCTGTTTTACTCAGAAAACATAGTAATCGAGCATATGCATCCATTAGCTAGTAAGGGTGCTATGGATGACCATTACGCACGCGTTAACTCAGAGCAATATTACAGCCACGACAGATTAATCTATGAGGATTTTATCAACAGCCTGTTTTATAAAGATTTAGTAGTGGCGCTATCGTGAAAATTTTAATCACTGGTAACAGAGGTTTTGTAGGTCGTCATTTTACATACGCTTTATTAGATCATAATGTTACATATGTCGACATAAAAGACGGAATCGATGCTAGGGATTTCTTTAGACGTGATGACACCTATTTCGACCTTTTGATACATCTTGCGGCAGTGGTAGGAGGTAGGCAGACTATCGAGGGTAGTCCGCTATCTCTGGCGGTGGATTTATCAATAGATAGCGAAATGGCATCGTGGGCGATGCGTACACAGCCTGGACATATTCTTTATTTTTCCTCTAGCGCTGCATATCCTGTAGAGCTACAGACACTAGAGCTAAAAAGGATGCTAACAGAAAACGATATAAATCTAAATGATATACGCCTGCCAGATTTTACTTATGGCTGGGCTAAATTGACTGGAGAGATGCTCTGCGAACATTTAAGGCGTGAAGGTTTAACGGTTACAGTACTTAGACCTTTTAGCGGTTATGGTGAGGATCAGAGCCTGGAATATCCATTTCCTAGCTTTATGGAAAGAGCTGGTCGTAAGGCCGATCCCTTTACCATCTGGGGATCAGCTCTAACTACTAGGGACTGGATACATATAGAGGACATCGTAGAGGCCTCTTTACTATTGGCTAAAGACCGTATGAGCATAAACGTAAACCTATCGACAGGCAGGCCTACGACCTTTATGGAGCTGTTTAACCTAGTAGCTCGTCAGGTGGGCTATAAACCAGTCGTAGAGGTTGATGAAGGCGCTCCTAAAGGCGTCGCCTACCGCGTAGGTAATCCAGCGCTGCTAAACAGCCTGGGGTATAAGCCTAAAGTAACCCTAGAGGTTGGCGTGTCGCGCTGCCTCAGTGTCTGGAGGCAGTAGTACCATTAAGGGGTCTGGAACCCCTCAACCCTCCAGACAAAGGGACAGAAATGATTAATTTCATAAAAGAGTACACAGATCTATTTATATGGCTGTGTGGTGTAGGTATTTTTATGTGCGGTTATTACATAGGACATTACTACGGTCATCAAACAGGATTCGTACGTGGTCGCGTTGCAGCTCGTAGACATCCATCGCTAAGAAATGAGCAGCGATGACACTTATACAAAATTACGCGATAACCTATGCAGCTCTAGGCTTAAAGATTTTACCTTTAGGCGTAGGAGCTAAACAGCCTCATAAAAGTCTAGCGCCACGTGGCTTACACAGCGCTACAGATGATATAGAGGCTATTACTGAGTGGTTCAAGAGACAGCCTAAGATAAACATAGGCATCGCCTGTAAGCCATCTAATCTAGTAGTCCTAGACGTAGATCTACGTAATGGTGGTACTACCGACGGACTTACAAAGACCAGGCGTATACGCACTGGTAACGGCTGGCATTACTACTATTACGCTAGCTCTGAGATGAGCTTTCCTGGTAAATATCGTGAAGGTGTAGACATTAAGTGGAACGGTTACGTAGTAGCTGCTCCATCTGTACACCCTAGCGGATCTATATACCAGGTCGACGATCTAACAGAGATTAGACCTATATCTGATTTAGTAGGTGTTTAATGAATCTAAAAGAAATAGCAGCTGAATTAGCAGCACTAACCGTTATTAAAGACGCGGTAATAGAGGCTACTAACACGTTACGCGAATTAGCTAAAGATGAGCTAACTAATGTAGGCGCTGATATGACTAAGGCGGTAATCGATAATCAAGAGGTAGCCAAAATTACCTTAATTAGTAAAGATGCCTCCTTTGTCGTACTTGATGAAAAGGCGTTAGTAGCCTGGATAACTGACAATTTTCCTACAGAAATCGAACCTAAAGTTCGCGACTCATTTCGTAAGAAATTTACAGAGACGCTAGCTATAACGGCAGAAAACCAGATATTTAGCACGATGACAGGTGAGGTATTAGCTTTTATGGGATTAGATTATAAAGCTCCTTACGTCTCTACACGCTTTTCTCCAGATGGTAGAGAGGTCGTTTTAGAGGCTATAAGAAATCATCGAGTGACTACGCTGCCCTGGTTAAACTTTTATGTAGAGTCGCAAAAACTAAAGGAGATAGAGTAATGAACGAGGACAAAGCCAAAGCATTACGAGCGCCTTTTAGAGACGATCAAGTAGAGGCAAAAAATGTAGGACAGAGATCCTATAATTTTATAAATCACGCAGTCGTTACCGATCGACTTATATCTGTAGATCCTGCGTGGTATTGGCAGCCTATGGCGATGTCAGATAATGGCTCACCTGTATTAGATGAGTTTAATGGCTTATGGATAAGGCTTACAGTATGCGGCGTAACTAGAATTGGTTACGGTGCTTCTGAGCCGCATCAAAAGGGAGCCGATGCGGTAAAGACTGCTATCAGTGACGCTATAAAAAATGCTGCGATGCGTTTTGGTGTAGCTCTTGATTTATGGGGAGCAGATAGTAACGGTTTGAGCGTGGAGGCGGTGGCTACACCTTTCACACCGTCTCTACGCTCTGTACCACCTCTTAAACCTGTAGAGACTGATAACGCTGAGCTAGCAGCTTTCCTAGATCAACAGCGACCAGATGGTGAGCCTACGAAAGTAGTAGCGCCTGAGGGTGAGCCATATTGCAACCATCGAGAGATGGCCTGCCGTATTTACAGAGCTGGGACAAGTAATAGCGGTAAGGCATACGAGGGTCTATTTTGTCAGCGTAAACCATATACTGAACAATGTACGCCAATGTCTCTAGAGGGTAAACCCTGGAAAAAATGAGGCCGCTACCTTTACACGTTCTCGATATGAAATTAGCTAGACAGGCGGCAGATTTCTTTATTGAGTGGTCAAAAAAAACACAGGAGACGGATAACCCTCATACCAGAGCCGTCCCTTGGAAAAATGAATACGATCGTAAGTATGAAATGCAGATGGCTTACGGTGCTGAGATAGCTGTAGCCAGGTTATTAGGGATGGACTGGAACGGCCTTAACACCTTTAAGGATAAAGCTGACGTAGGCGAAAATATCGAGGTGCGCTGGTCGCGCTCTAATAATTTAATACTGCGTACTTATGATCGTGATGGCGATGTAGCTTTTCTAGTGCAAGGCTCATCACTTAGTACCCTATTTTTAGTAGGTTACTACCCTGTCTATTTAGGCCGTATAGACGAGTATAAGCTGGTAGATGAGGACACCTGGTTTGTACCTAAGGATAGGCTATACGATTATATGCCCATTAAAGAGGCTCTAAGGCCGTTTTTAGCCACTTTAGGGGCTCGACCTATATAGATACATAGGCTTACGCTACTGAGGGTACGCGTAAGGAGACTGGGACTGCCTACCATCTGCGGTGGCAGTCCCTTTTCTCTTTTGTCGCCAGGATGGTCTATAGTTTTATCTGGTCGTAAGACTGGGGGCAGGAACTCCGACGGCGACGGTTGACGGTCATAATGATCTAAACACAGCTACAGAGATCCTCCATTACTCACTATTAATTATTTTTAATTAATGGGGGGTAGGGGGGCATTTCTCCTTTAGCTCTGGTATCAGGTCATATATATAAAAATACATAAATAAATAACTATAATTAGACCAACAGATAAACCCTTACCAGTGAAGGGATAGAGATGCAACTATCGATAGATATATCCATTGGAGAAGTATCTACACAGATACATACAGATCAGTCTCTATCGTTTGACGCTATAGAATCATTACTAAGTAGATCAGTCAGTAGCGTATTAGTTATGTTTAACAGTTTAAGCGAGAAGGATAGACAGTACGCTTTAGGTCTAGATGCAGACTCAGACGAGGACATAGATGACGAGACGGACTCGGAAAGCGACGCCTAACGGCTATAAACACTGCAACACCTGCGACAAGATACTACCGATAGATGATTTTGGCTGGCGTAATAAAGCTAAAGATGCCAGGCGACATAACTGTAATAACTGTCGAAATCTTGGTAGATGGATAATGCGTAGGGTAAAATATGAATATGGACAGCTGCTTGAAAAGCAGAATCACAAATGCGCTATCTGCGATGTAGCCAATACACAAAGTCGCCTATCCATAGACCATAACCATAAAACACAGGAGATAAGAGGCCTACTCTGTCACGACTGTAACAGCGGTATAGCCTCTTTTGACGAAAACAGACAGTACCTAATGAGAGCCATCATCTACCTAATAGGAGATAGAAATGCTACTAATGGGATCGATATTTCTAGCAATAACACTAGCAACACCGCAAGGCCTGCAAGAATACGCAGCTAAACAGGTAAAGCCATACGAGGTTAAATGTATGGTTAAACTCTGGACTAAAGAGAGTAACTGGAGATATAAGGCTAAATCTCCTACACACGATTACGGCGTACCTCAAAGGCATATGAAGGGTAAGAGCAAAAAACAAATCCAGAAATTTCTAGATTCGCCTATAGACCAGATTCATTGGGGTATTGGCTATGTGCGTCATCGTTACGGTGATTTCTGTAATGCGCTAGACTTTCATAAGCGTAATAATTGGTACTAAACTGTACGTTTAGTGCTAAATTTAGTACATAATTTAGAGATAAGGGACATATATGGATCTAAGAGAAAAGATAACTATAGGCGTCTGTTCACCTGGACAGTGGCACGCAATGTTCGCAACCAGCCTAATCGATATAGCACGCAGTCAGTCACAGCTAGGGCAGCTAATAAGCCTTGAAGGATCAGGTGTAATTAGTCGTCTGCGTAACCAAGTAGTAGCAACATTTCTAGAAAAGACTACCGATGACTGGCTACTACAAATAGATACAGACCAGATAATTACAGTAGAGAATTTTAAGAAGTTAGTAGCTGCAGCTGATAAGGATGAAAGACCTATCGTAAGCGGTATCGTCCACGCTGCCTGGGATACTGAAAACGTTTACCCTGAGCCTGTCCCCTGCGTCTTTAAGATAGGTGAGGACACTGGGCTATATGCGATGCACGAATATCCAGAGGAGAGCATAGTAGAGATAGATGCGGCTGGTACTGGTTGCATACTTATCCATCGCTCAGTCTTTGAGAAAATGAGAGAGCATCAAGATAAAACTAATGAAGGCGATCTATGGTGCTTCTATAGAGATATGCCTATTAACCAGGCCTGGGTAGGTGAGGATATATTCTTTAGCATACGCGTTAAAGCTATGGGCTATAAGATGTACGCGCATACTGGCGTACAGCTACCACATAAACGCAGCTATTGGCTAACCAGAGAGCATCATAAAGATTACGCTAAGTATGGTAAGGCCAGGCATCAAAGCGCCCAGCAAGACATAGAGATCGCTAACGAAATCTCGTTAGGAATAAAAGAGGAGAAAAGATAATGGCAACTACAACCAGTAAGGTCACAGTAACTACGACAGCTCAGACTATTGTCAACCTAGACAACGTTACGCAATATGTGCATCTACACGCTAAAGGCTCGACTTACATAGGAAATACAGGCGTGACGACAGAGACTGGATTCCTACTAGATAACGATGATCACTTAGTAATGACAATACCCCAGGGATGCTCTTTAAGCGCTGTAGCTAGTACAGGTAGTCACACACTGTACGTATTAACTACGCGTGTAGATTAAATAAAAATGGCTGTTTTTTCCCACGCGCAGCACTTGCGATAC